AGTAAATATTTCAGTCAGACCAGTTGATCTATCCTCCAACTCAATACGTGAGCCATCCTCTAATAAGATAAAGTTAGTGCTTTCTTTCTGTAGACTACCCTTAGCAAACATGCCAAAGTATATCTTACAGGTTCTACCCTGATAAGGAGTACTAAGAGCTAAAGCTAATACCTCAGAGGGTAAGCCTGTAATAGTAATGTCAGCCCCTTTAGCAGCAGTCTCTGTAGTTTCCTCAACAGAAGATATTCCTAAGAGAGTGCCAGCACCCGCCCAAGAAACCCCTTCAAAGGTAAGAGTACCTACGCCAGTCCATAGACGTAAGACATTATCGCTATCAAAGTTCATCTCAACAGCAAAGAAGGGGTAGATTACATTATCCTCTAATGCATCAATTATTGTGTCAGGTAAAACTCTCGACATTACTGTAAAGCCTCTATAGCGTCAAAGGATATACCGTAGAAACTAGCATTGTCTATCGACCAAGAAGTAGTACTCTGCCCAAGTCTAAAGACCCCTTTAGGGCTACTGTAGATTACAGTCTCGCCTGAGTATGTACTTCTTAAGTCAGGCCAGATCTCTAAATCACCACTACCACTTTGATCTACTAATACTTGATGTAGCCTAGCAGCAGAGCCTGTACCTAACTGAATATAGTCACCAGCTAGTAGAGTACCTGTCATAGTAACTGAAACTGTGCTATCCCCTGCTGTACCTGACAAAGTAGGTGTACCACTTACTGTACCTCTAGGTGTAGCATAGTCAGGATCACCCAGCAGAAATGTGCCTACAGAACCCTTAAGGGCTACCAACATAGCTTTCCAGTCAGCAGCTAGATCCCTACGCACTGAGGGAATACTGACTGAAGCAGACCAGATTTGACCCTGATGGGAAATAACCTGTTGCTTATATGTAAATGGAGACTGAGAGACAGCTACAGCATTTACAGCACGTAGTTCAATACTCTCTATGCCAATAGTTGTAGGTGTATTAAGAGGGTAACTTATAGCCATGATTTATCCAAATGCTGATTTCATTGCACCACCTCTACGTCTTTGGTTCATAACTGCACCTACGGACTGATTGATGATAGCTGGTGAGGCTTGTGCTATTGTCTGAGTAATAAGTCTCTTAGTATCGTCTGATGTATTGGCTGAGATATTGAATACTTGGTTTACTACTGTACCGCCAGCACCCTGACCTTTAGTGTGGTCTACTACAGTCTCTCTAGGGTGCAGCATAGCCATAAAGCCACCCTTACCGTCTAAGCCACCTGATCTTGGACCTGAGCCTGTGTATCCACCACCATCATAATTACCAAACACCCCTGTCGGTCTTCTAGGTGGTGCTACAGTACCCTTAGTACCAGCAGCAGAGGCAGGAGCAAAGCCACCTGTAATGGCACCAGCAATAGATTGTACTAACTGTTCAACAACAAGTATTCTATAAAGCTGTTGTATGATGTCAGCAGCCATAGATCTGAAGGCATCTTTAGCTGATGTAGTTCCATCTACTAGACCCATAAAGAAATCACCAAAGGCTCCAGAGACACTATCAGCTATAGCTACTTGTTGTTTCTGTGCGTCAGTTAATTCTCTGGTGAGGTCTATAGCTTTTTGTAGGGCCTTATTCTTCTTTTCTGGGTATATAATAGTTTCACCACCCATACCCATTAATGCAACATCTATATCACTTGGAATAATAGAACCTCGACCACCACCAGCACCACGGCCTTTAGTTAACTCAGTCCTCTTGTGAATTATTGTAGTAAGTTCGCCACTTATGCCAGCCATAATAGCTAGCTCTTGTTCAGCCATTAAACGACCTTTATCAGCAGCAGCTAAGGACTCATTTCTAAGTTTGTTTTGGTTTTCTATGGCAGCGACTTTTTGCTCTTCCATTTGAAGTAAAGCATCTTCTGCCGCTTTAAGGCCCTCAGCAGTACCCGCAATGTCATTATAAAACGCTAATTCTCTCTCTTTAAAATCAAGAGCGTTTTTGTACCCTTTGAGTAGATCTTCTTGCTCTGCTATTTGATCTCCAAGCGCATCTAATTGTTGTTCAGCACCTTGTATTTGTAGCTTGAGAATACCTTGTAAGGCGGCATTGGTTTCCTTATTAAGCTGCTTTTGAATATTATCTATTTTATTTATAGTTTGTATTATTTGAGACTCTAGTTTAATAATGTTATCTAATATTATCTTTTCAGTGAGGGTTGCAATTCCAGTTGCTAAAAGAGAAATCTCATCTCTAGCCGCCTTAGTCTCTTTCTTAAGTTTATCCATTGCCTCTTGTAAGACATCAATAGATTTACGTGTCTTTTCAGTGTTTTCTTTACTTCTTAGCCATGCCGCACCAAAAGCTGTAACTAGGGGAATAATAATACCAAGGCTTGCTGACAATCCGATAGCAGCAGCAGTTGTTATTCCAAGCTGTCTAGCTACAAGAGGTAAGACACCAACTAACTGAGATGCCTGTTGACCGAAAGCTACAAAGACATTGGTTCCAGATTGAACTTGTACTATAAAGTCACTTACTTGATAACCAGCTTGTTGAGTAACAACACCCATTCTATTACTAGCTTTAGTAGCTGCCATTTGCGTTTGCTGAAAGGCTTTAGTAGAAGCAGTGGCTCTCTTTATAGCATTGTCCACTTGCTGAATACCTTTAGAGTATTGCTGTGCAGTTATTTTACCCTTATTAAATGCCCTATCAAGTTTACCGTAACCCTTTTCTAACCTAGCTACACGATCAATACCTTTTAATACTGAAGTGTCGTCTACTTCAATACTTACGTTAATATCCGCTAAGTCAGCCATTCATTGTACCCATAAAGACTACATCAACACGTTTTATTGCTTCTATCTCCCAAGAAGACAATGGTGTATCTGTAAGCTCCTTCCATGTTTTTATTTCTTGATAACTTATAGGGTTTGGTCCTGAGAAACCCATCGTTCTACTTGCGTTTAATACAATAAAGGCAGACCAAACATGAGACATAAGCAATGGGAAGTCGGGGCCATCTAATGCTTTTGGTCTGTGTCCAGTCTGCCTTTCTACTTGTTCTAAGTGTTCACGTTCTGATGTGCCTGACTTGTCTGGTCTACTTATAGAGAACTCATGCTCTGCGTAGTCAACCAGTTCTTCAATCAGGCCTTCGTAAAATCCAGAGAGTTAGCTACTGCTTCCTCAATCTGATCTCTTATCCAGAATACTTCAGCGTAAATCTCTTTGGCCTTAGCGACAGAGAACTTAGGTTTAGAACCACCATAAGTAATCTTCCATCCTTTAGTAGTTTTAGCAAGTAAGTCTAAGGTAGCGTCCTCTAGGTCTTCTGCTGTAATCTCTACCTTTTTCTTATTCTGTGCTTGCTTCAGACGTTTGTTGGTTTGCTCATGCATAGCAGCCTTATACTCTTTGGAGTGTGGTGCATATACAGTGATAACCATTGGTGTATCGTCATCATTATTCAAGACATCAAAGTTAGTAGGATGTACAATAGTGACATCTACAGTGTCGCTGGTCGGGGTTAAATTCTTTAAGTCCATGTCAAGTTTCCTTATTGTCGGGGTTAAAAGTTGTCGGGTTAGTAATTTGTAGTAGCACCGCTACGCAGTGAAACTAAAGGGGAAGCATCAGACCCGACACCAATGCCTCCCCACCCTAGCTAGGGAACCTATGCAGAGCGAGTAATAACTAAGTTACTTGCATCTGTTGTGTTGTAGAGTGCTACAAATGACATAGAGATAACACGGCTAGTTGGGCCATCTACACCTACGTCTGCACTATTGATCTTAGCCCGTGGAAATGCGAACTTGATAGTATTACTACCATCACCCACAGTTACCTCAAGCTCAGTCTCAGTCTCATTCAAGAAGCGGTTGATTAAAGCTGCATCCTCAAAGTAAGCTGATAGAGTACCTTCAACTTCTGCACGACCAAATTCCAACTGTGGTGCAGTGTCACTACCAATTACGAAGGTAGGTGCGAAGGAGTTAGTTAGAGTAAAGTCCATACCAGTTACGATAGCTGATGTGGAGGGTGTACCATTGACGTTACCGATAGCTAATGTACCTGAGTAAGCATCGAATGGAGCAGACCCTGAGTTTGCAACTATGGGCGTTTCCTGTGCATCACTAATGGTCATATTCTTACCAACCATACCGTAGGTAGCTGTTACCATCTGGTTAGGAGCAAGAGAGATACCCATAGTAGAAACTGTCATACCTGTGAACATACGTGCTTGGTCGATATCAACAGCATAGTCTTCGACAGAGAAGAACTTAGGTGCTGTACCAACCTTAAGGACGTTAGCTGACCAAGTAGACAACATAGCTGATTCTAAGAATGCATCATAGTCAGCATCACGTAAGTCAGCAACAATATCACCAGCAGCTTGACGGTTACCGTGACGGTCATGTCTAGGCATACGGTCAGCTTGAATGTCAGTACCAGCTACACGATCTTTAGTTAAGTTCAAAGAGTGTGTACTAAATGGTAAGTTTATGAAGTCAGTAGAGGGGGTCGTACCAAATGTGGTCTCCACAACGTACGATAGACTGGAACGAGAACCTTGTGCGAAGGCCATGTTGTATTCTCCTAATTTTTATAGACGTACCATCCGATATTAATCGGAACGTAGTACCAAGGCGCATCTAAGAAACCTTGCTGTCTTTCAGCGTAATCTATAGATACAGTTATTGTTTCATCCCCAGTGTAGGAGATTTTAGTGGTTGCTTCAAAAGCCTCTAGGATAGTGTTAGCTAAGGCATCAGCAGCGGCGGGGCCATTACCTTCTGGGGTGTAGGCAGTTACAACAAACACACCATCGTATCTCTGTTGTGGGTTTAAACCTCTTACAGCGGGTCTACGGAGTGTCGGGAGGAAATTAGTTTGTAGGTAACTTGTACCTGTAGTTGGGCTAAATGAGACATTCTCATAAGCTATCCCCGTAGGTAAATTAGCAGTATTAGCTAACTTATTCTCAAGTGCTGCCCGTATGTCATTATAGATACTAGCCATGAATGTTTCTCACTTGAGTATAAACGTAGTAACCTTGTCTCTTCCAGTTAGGGCCACCGTACTCTACTGCCTGAGAGTGAGGGCTATCATTACGAAGAGTTATCCTTGATGTATCAGATAAGTCTAAAGCATTAATGTCTTGTACTAAATTATCAAAACCTTCTTGCCTTTTAGCCTGAGTGTTTTGACCTTTTAGCTTATTACGAGAAGATTTACCACGACCCCTAGAGCTTGTATTGGTCTTGAAGGAGTGTGAGGTAACATAAGCACCAGTATCTACAGGGGATAAACTGACAGTTGTTTCAGCTATAGCAAATAGTTTATTGCGAACTAAGTCTTCAACCGTATCTTCTACTAATCGCATCTTCTGCTTGAGAGAGGGATTAACCTTAAGTGTTGCCTGTATAGCCATTACTCTCTCACATCACACAAGAAACAAATCTTGACCCCATTAGAAAATATAGTAACAACAGAAATAACATTAACTGTGTCACCGTTACCAATAATCTGATCTTCGTCATCGGGTTCTACTGCCAATCCTAAAGCTGGGACTACGCATTTACGGGTGCCTCTGCGGATCTCATCTACGTTAGCTATGATACCTTGATCGTAGTTGTAGAAGTAACCTTCAAAGCTGTAGTC